GCATTAGGATCAGCTACAGGTATAAGATTAACTTTATCGTAGTCAGCTTGTTTAGCACCTGGAGTTCCAGTCGACGGGTCATATACATATTCAGGGTCAGTGTAGTCTCTTATTAAAGTTTTAAGTAGACCAAACTCTTTTTTCATTGCATAATAGATACGAGCATTAACAGCCGACATTACTTTGAGAGTTCGTTCTAGTATAGCAAGAGTAGAACCAACTGGAGAGTTGGCTGACATATCAGATACTTTCATATCTGCAGCGGAAGCAAAGCGTCTACCTTCGTCAATAATTTTATCCATTAAAGCAGCAAGCACTTGACTAGGCTCTTTATAAGGTAATGGCATTAGGTTATCTCGTATTGTTCCAGATGGTGCATCTACATCACGCCATTCTGCTGGACCAATTGGTGTGTCATCACCTTTAATGCGTAAGCCTCTTGCTTTGAATCCACCTGGGAGATTTGATAATGTACCTGCGTCTACTAACTGCCTTAATAGCATTGTGCCTGATTTGGAAAACCCTCCAATTAAATGAATTAGGCCGAAGCAGTAGAAACCAAAACCTGGAATATATCCGTAATGAACAAAATGTTCTCTACGCTTTTTCATACTATCGTCCTGGTTCCAGTTACGTCTAATAGCTAAAACTTCAGATGTGCCTTTATCAATAGTAACAATGTAAGGTAATGCTATTCCTGTTTTTCTATTTCCATCTTTATCTTCGTAACCTTGTAAGTCAAGGTTAACATTCATTTCTAGTATTTTATATCTATCATCATTAGTAGCATCAAAGCCCATTTGTTCAGCTATTTTTTTCTCTACTTCATCTAAATCATAATTAGCTTCACCTAACTCAACATCTTTATAAAAGCCCATTTCTTGTAAGTTATGAACTTCTTGTTTTGTTTTACGCATCACATGAGTAATACGTTCTGCTGTTTCTAAGTTAGATGCACCGTATGGTACAACCATATCTTCAGCTGGTACAAAGATAGATACTTGGCGTTCTAGTGCTGGATCATAATAAACTTTTTTAAACGCATTGCCTGCTAACCCTAAACCCCATAACATTCTTTCATGTTCAGGTCTATACTCTGGCATTTTATCCATGAGTTGATAGTTCATATTCTCTTGAACACGTTGAGATGCTTCAACACACTCAGGTGTTTCTTTACCAATAATAGAAGTCTTTACAGGGCCTGCAGCTGGAAAGGTCTCCATCATTGTTTCAGCTTGGAATTTAACTAATGCTTCGGAAAGTAGTGGGTGATATACAGCACATGCACCTTCCCACGGTTCGGTGCGCTCTTCAATTTTAAGTCCTAGAAGTTCTAAGCCTTCAACGTAAGTTTCAAGCCAATCTTTTCTTGAGTTTACATCATTAGAAAAATCTTCAAGTAAATCTGAAGCAAGCTCACCAAGATATTGTTCATCTAATTCTTCAGCTAAGTTTTCAGAAAACTTCTCGTCGTCCATTCTATCAGGATCAATAACAAGTTCAGTATCACCAATACCAATAGTAACTTTTTCTGGGTCTTCTATTTCTATTTCAATAGCTTCTTCTGATTCAGCTAATTCTTCAACTCCTACCGGAGCTGCATATAGTCCCTTATCTACGTCTGCCATATTATTAAGCCTCTATGTATACGTTACAATTATAGTTACGTTTTCTTATATTCCATCTAGCTGGAACAACCTGTAAATTAGTGGGCTTATGCAAGCCCCCCTTAGTTAATGGCACTATATGGTCTACATGCCATTGGAACCCTGTATCTTTTGTTTTATCTTGCGCTAACTTGTACATGTTCTCTATTTCTTTTTTATCTGCAGGAGTTAAATATATAGTAGCTCTAAACTTTAATGCTCGTCTATGAGCTTCCCACACTGTTCTTTTGTCTCTATTGTTTCTTGCCCACTTTATTTTATAGGCATTCATTTTATCTTTGTTTTTTCTTGCCCATTCTCTTTTTTGATGAGCTGCTTTCTCTTTATTTTTTTCTTGCCATCTTCTGGCTCTTGCTACATGTAACTCTTTAATATGATCTTTGTTTTTTTCTAAGTATGCTCTCAACTTTTCTTTAGAGTTATATGGCATAATATTTTTTATGGTTTCTTCCTCTAAACATCTTTATATCATCTTCTTCATCGGAAGGCAACCTAATAAATCCACCCTGCCTAAACCTAGCTAGCGCTAGCGTTGTTGAATCAACCAAGTCATCGTTGGCTCCCGACGGAAAATCATTACACTCTTCTATAACTTCTTTGGCCCATCGTCTATCAGGAGCCCAAACTATACCACTTCTAAACAAATCGCTAACTGCGTTAACGCGGCTAATCTTGTCTTGTCCTTTTCCAGGAGTAAACTCTCCTACAGGTATTCCCATTCTTCTAAATTCTTGATACAACGCAGCTCCGTTAGACTTTTTCTCTACAATGAACGAGTCTGGCTCCCATTCTCGGTACTCTTCCAGACATAACTCCTTTAACTCCGGAAACTCTAGTCTTTCTTTAACTGCGTTGAGCAATATAATGTTGTAATTGTCTACTTCTTCGTTAAAAAATACACCCCACGTAGTTAACGCATTGTAATCAGACCTATTGTTCTTCTCTTGAGCCGCATCTAGCGTCATTATTATAAATTCACACGCTGGTGGGTTTTCTTCTTCCCATATCTGCCACCAATCTCGCTTTATTAGCGCACCTTCTTCAGAAGTTGGGTTTTGTAAGTATTGTGCGTTCCAATATCTTATGTCTAGTGCTGCTTTTTTGCTCTGTAGCTCCTCTAAGGGCCAGAACTCAGGCCATAATGACGCTTCATTTCCGCCCTTATCCTCAATTATTGCAGGAAATTCAACAACTTCCCACTCATCTACCTCATCATTCTTAACCATTTGGTTAATTATCTGTCCTGTCAAGTCTAATTTAGACCATCTAGTCATAACTACTATTATTGCTCCACCTGGCATCAGCCTTTGTATTGGTCCTGATTGAAACCACTCCCATGCGGGGAGAAATACTTCTGGTTTGCCTAACTTCGCATCTTGCTCAGAGTGAGGATCGTCAATTATAAACAGGTCCGCTCCACGACCAGCCAAAGCACCACCAACGCCAATAGCGAAATACTCGCCATTATAATTGGTACCCCACCTACTTGCGCTTTTACTATCTGCTTGTAACTCCACTCCTGGAAAAATGTCTTTATAGGGGTCAGAACCCACAAGGTTACGTACTCGGCGACCGAAGTTAACAGCCAAATCAGCTGTGTGGGAAGCCATAATAATTTTCTTGTGAGGATACTTACCCAGGAACCAAGCTGGCGCCAGATATGAGATAAGTTCTGACTTACCGTGTCGAGGTGCAATGTTAACAATAACTCTTTTCTTTTTTCCTTGAGCGATTTCTTCAAAGATTCTAGCCAATTTTTCATGATGTGCTCCTACTTTATAACCTGGATAGACGTGGTTAACGAAGTCTAAAAAGGTATTTTGTCTTTTAGTTAATTGTGTCTTAGCTTCCAAAGCGTCCAACAACTGTAATAATTCTATTTGTTCGTTCTTAGGCAGTGAACCAATGTTGTCCAATGCTTGTTTTAATTTAGCTGGTTCTATCCCAGGTATATTAAGATTCATCTGGTTCTGTATCTTCGTGTTTGATTGAACCTAGTTCACTATCTATTTCTTCATAATCTGCGTCTACTGTGTAGCCGTGTCCTAATATTTTAAACAGCTTAGATTTTATTTGATTCTGCAACTCTTCAGGATCATCGTTTTTAATTACTACTTCAGTTTTTTCGGAGAACAGTCCTACATCAGATATTTTACCTAGTAGCTCTAAAGCTTTTAGTCTATGTCTTGGATCTGTTAACCCGGTGTCTTCTATAAGTTTGTTTGTAATAAATCTACGAAGTTGCACAGCTTCTGATACAACTTGATGGTCATAGTCTGACAGCATTGCATATAAATGTTGCACTGTTGCTGGTGTGTTTAATGCTTTGTTAATAGGGCTTGTTGGTTTTGTTTTATCTTCAGGATCAGTAAATGCTTTAAATAGTTCTTCTGCTTCTACTTTTTCAGATGAACTGACTGGTATTTCTGCACCACCTTCTACAAGGACTTTAGCTGTTGCAGTTGCAACTTTAACCTTCTTGTCAAAAGTTGTAGCTTTTTCGTCGTCATAATCATCAGGCAACGGTTTATCAATTTCAGGTTTGATTGTAATTGACATATTTATCCTACTGTGGTTTGCGCATTTATGCGTTGTTGAGAACAGTATAAATCAAAAAGTCAATAAAAACAAACAGAAAACGTAAAGCAACACTAAATATAAACAAGTGTTTACTAGTGCAAATAATGTCCAGATGATGTTCATGCAGCAATTGTAATCATGTTTGTTACTTAATGTGGTAGTAAGAATCATTCGCGTTTTTTAAAATTTTTGCAAAATATTTTTTTCTAAGCGCAAAACTATTTGCCCGGGGGTAGGTGCACAAAAACGGGGGGTGGGGTTACATTGTCCAGGTTTATGATCGATTTCAAAAATATTATATATTATTTGAGCATATTACTATGTATATAGGATGTGACGGAGTCCCATATGACCGTATTCCCCTGGGGGACGGGTGGGTTGTAAAAGCTGGACATTGT